GGTTCTGCTGCAAAATTTACAACCTTAAACGTATTCGCCATATTATTTTTCCTCTATTATCCTAGTGCTATTGCTAATGCTGTTGCGTCATCCACTGATGCTTTTGCTGCTAATTGTGTTTGTATTGCAGATGTAACTCCATCCACATAGTTTAGTTCTGTTGCTGTAGCTGTTAAAGATGTACCAGCTATTTGTAATGTAGTAGCATTAACTTCCCCAGATGAGCCGTAGATTACTGCTTTACTATTAACAATAGAACCTGCACTAGATCCGTCTACTAAGTTTATTTCAGCGGCTGTAGCTGATACGAGTGTTCCACCTAATTTAAGTCCATTAGATGTATCGTGAGATGCTATATCAAAGTCATATGCGCCATCAGCAAATGTAGTATTGCCTGTAATAGTAATAGTACTACCATCCGCAGTAATACTATCTAATGCAATGTTACCTACGTTAGTAATGTTAGCATCACCAAACGAAGCACCTGCTGTAAAGGTAGAAGCATCGTCTGCAGTTATTGCACCTACGTGTAACGGTGCGTAGTCATTAATAGTTACGTTACCTGCAGTAGTTCCTGCTTCTGTGTTAGCTGCAATAGTAGCAAACTCATCTGCAGACTCATCCCAGATAAAACCTTTGTTCTGCGTGTTAGTACTTGAACCGTCACCACGAGTAACAATAAATCCTTGGTCATAAGCACTACCCACATAAGCATTACCGTACTTAACTAAGGGATCAGCAATAACTAGATTAGTTGTGGAGTTAGTTGTTGTATCTCCGTTTATAGTTAAGTTACCCGTAATAGTAAGGTTATCAGCTACAGTAACTTCTGATGTAGAGTGGCCTAATGTTATAGCTATTCCACTTGTTTCAGTAGCTATTTTAAGTGCGCCTGTAGCATTTGTAACATATGAGTTCGTACCATCGTGGTACAGTTGCATATCACTACCAGCACCAAACTTAAACTTATCACTGTCAGGTACAAGTAAGTCACCACTAGCGTCTACCGTTACTGCTTTAGAAGCCTCAGATGTACCTAATGTAGTTACGTCTAAGTAGTTTATTTCTGTTGTGGTTACATTAGCACCGTCTAACTTATTTAGTTCAGCAGCAGTAGATGAAATTGCAGTACTACCTAATGTAAGTTGTCCTTCAGGAACAATAAGCCCTGCTGCACCATTAAAGATTAAGTCATCAACAGACGTATCCCAAGTAACATTAGCTGAAGCTGTGTCACCGTAAAGTATTACATCATGCCCTGCATCATTAGCTCCTACTGTTATAGGAGAAGTAAATGTTACAACACTACCGTCAGCACCAATACTGTCTAATGCTAAAGAACCTACATTAGTAATGTCAGCGTCATTAAAGGATGTAGCACCTAATGTGTTAGCTGCAGCAGTAGAAGTAATACCTGCACCAGCAGTATATAAACCACCAGTAGCTAATGTACTAGACATGTCTACTGCACCGTTTATATCTATGGTTGTAGCGTTTATCTCAATCTCTGTGTCAGATACTAAGTCAAGTACACCATCTGCTGATTGATGTATGTATGTACCACTATCACCAAACTGTAACTGTCTAGTACTATTCAGTAGTATACCTGTATCAGCAACATGTGTCAAGGTGACATCTTGGTCTGCACCTAAATAAATTACACCACCATCAGCTAAGAATAAATCACCAAACTCAAGTGAAGTTGTACCTAATGTAGCACCATCTGATGTTCCGGGTACAAATGCTGTAGTAGCTGTAATCGTTGTACCTTTAACTGTAGTTGCACTAGATGCACCAATAGTTGCACCATCAACTGTACCACCATTTATGTCAGCAGTGTCAGCTACAAGGGCATCTGTCGTCACTGTTCCGTCAAAGTAAGCGTCTTTAAACTCTAAAGAAGAAGTACCTAAATCTATATCGTTATCTGTTACAGGAACAATAGAGCCATTATTAAAGGTAACTTGGCCTGTTCCACCATTAGCAAAAGTAATAACATCTGATCCACTAAAGGTAATGCTAGTATCTGTATCTCCATCACCAGATATACTGTCTAACTGTATGTTACCTGCGTTAGTAAAGTTTGAGTCACTTAAATCAAATGTACCTGTAACGTCTAAGTTACCACCCACAGACAAGTTACCTGATATATCTACAAGGCCATTAATGTCTATAGTTGTTGCAGCTATTTGTATTTCTGTATCAGCTACGAGATCTAATTGACCATCAGCAGATGAGTTGATGTATATAGCCGTGTCACGGAACTGTATTTTTTCAGTAGAAGCAATAAGTATGTCATCAGAAAACTCAAAGTAGTCTTCGTCTTCCATCCATTTAAGAACACCGTCATTGCTTTCACCATCAAAAGTAATGGTAATATCTGTACCTGCAGTACCTGCACCAAAAGTTAAACCATTACCAAGTAACTTAGTAATAGGCCCACCTTCTGCAGCAGTGCCATCGTGCGTGTGTCCTGAACTAGCAGCAAATGCCGCTAATAACTGATTGAACTCGTTATTAGTGTGTGCGGCTGTTATAACATCTCCGTCAGTATACGTAGACTGTCTTGTGTATGTGTCACCCATTTATCGTCTTGCTCCTAATTGATATTCTAGCTGAAACCCTTTTAGTGAGTAGGGTGCAGTCTGCCCACCGTCATGTACTTTTAATGCAACAGCAAACCCTGAACCTTCAACAGGTTGTCTAACTAAAGGTTGTGAAGCACCTGCGTAAATAGGTACACCGTATGTAGATGTACCGTAAATTGCAACAACTTCAGTTGAATCTAAAGCATATGCTGCAGGTCTAGCTGAGTCAGGGTCTTCATAGTCGTATCTTAATAGTAAATCTGCATCTATTGATGCTTCAGGTTTATAGTTAAGTATAACCCTCTGCATGTGTTTTCGTATTCCGGGATCTTCAAATGTTAAGTCAGGACTTCTGTATCTTCCAAATATAACTTCCCCATCAAAAGTATTACCGGACTCTTGTCTATATATATAGCCATTTGAGTATGCACCATGTAAAACAATTACATTACCTTCACTTACAAAACTATCAGTACAAGCAGGGCGCATACCTCTTATTTCAGAAAATTCAAACTGTTGTCCTTTTAGAACACAGATAACACCTTTAGTTTGGGGTTCAGCAGTAGTACTTTTAGTAAAGAAAATTCTATATTGTGTCTTGTCAGGGATTACAGTTGAATCAAACTCTGATGCACTAGATAAATTATCGTTAAATATAGACTGTACATTAGAACTTATTGTACCTAACTCAACGTCACCAATCCTTGCAGTACCAGCAATAGTTCGTAATCCATCTGGTCCTAAGAAAATTAAATCACCAGCAAATTCTTGTATTGTGTCTCCGTTTACGCAACCAATGTTACGAGTAACTGATGTAACTGCAAAGTTAGAACTAGATGTTCCTGTTAATTTAAATATACGTGTTTCACAAAATATAAATAAATCATCACGGAAAACTTTAAGTCCTACTACCGTGTCATCAACTTTAAAACTGCCAGCTCCTTGACCACTAACAAAAGAATCTTCGTCAAAAGGATCACTAAACACAACTTCTTGTTTTGTAGTTGACTTTCCTGCATAGAACATATGGTTTTTAAATGAGGCCACAAACTTTGCACCAGCAACAGAACTATCACTTACATCTGTAGCAGCTAGTGATGAGTTAAATACTGTAGGAGCATTTACACCATCAACAACAACTATCTTATCTGTACCATCAAAGTTAAATCTTTCAAATGTATACTTACCTGCACTTGTTCTACCTGAATCTCTTGATGTCCAAGATGATCCACCCGGAGTTGCACTGTATATACTTGTACCTCTAGCTGCTAATACTACATCAGCAAAAGAAGCAACCATTAAAACTTTCTCTGATGCAGAAGAAGTATAAGGTACAATAGCACTTACGTATTTAGAAAAACCATTTATTCTTCTGTAGCCACCCTCAATGTCAGGCTCAAAGTTTCTTAACTCTAACGCCTCACCGGGTTGCATCAAGAATGTAGACTTGTTTAATACTAAGCCACCTTCACAATTAAATGCAGCAGGTTGTAGTTGCGACTGATCAGGCATACTTAAATAGACCTAAATGATGAAGTAGGACTTCCAATGTGGTTTCTAGTTATGTATGTAGATCTTAAATAATCAAACTTGTTGATTAATAAAGTCTGCATATTTTTAATTCCTTGTTCATATCGTGTAAAGTTAATTGCATACTGTTGTGTTTCACCACGGTACTGATACACAAAAGCAGTTGCTCCATCTACTATGACGGGAGCAAATCTATCAGGTATAGTGGTTGTATCATCATGTGCAGACATATCAGTAGGGAATGTATAGTAATCATACTTTACTGTATATGCTTTATCTGGGCATGGGAATAATATATAATTATTATCTAGTGTTCGTATTACATGGGTAGGCGCACTACCATTACTAAACTGTGCTACCTGTACACCACTTGCGTGTTCTGCAGCCGTAGTAGATTGTGTTCCACGTGTAACACCTGTTAAATCATTACCACTTATAGCTGTGTAAGATATAATCTCACTACCTATAAAGGCACTACCTGCAGCGTCAAATCCTGTAGTAGATGTAAGTGTCAATGTTTCTACACTACTTGAATGTGATCCATTTAAAGTAGTAGTTGTAATTTCATCTTCGTGTGTAATATGATGTTCTACATACTCTTTGTAGTTCATACTATTTAGTTTACCCCCACTGACACCTAAGTCAGAATCTTTGACAACACGAAATGTATCATAGTCAGCTAACTTAGCTGTGGCTGGTATACTGTATTTAAATGTACCTGCAACTAATGTTTCTGAATCTGTTGCATGGTTAAATGGGTAATTAAATTCTCTTTGGTTTATGTATCTTATAGATTCGTTAATAGCATTTTTAACTTGGGTTTGAATACCCCTAGCAGAAGTAAAAGTTGTAGAGGTTAGCTCAACTTCATTTAATCTTGCAAGTACTTTATTAGTTAAAGTTAGGTACGTTTCTGCCATTTAAATTTCTTTCACTGTTATGTAGTTGGAGAGGCCAGATTATTCCAGCCTCCCCATTTATTATATTATGCTAGATAGTCTCTATCAACTTCATTAGCTGATGAGCTTCCTTGCTCAGAAACGTCCATCAATAGAGCGTAAACTCTAAGTTTACCTGCTGTAAAGGTAGCACCGTCACCTGCAAAAGTCAGGTCTAGTGTATCTGCTGAAGACAGGACAACTTCTGCTGAAGGTGTAACGCTTGGAGCATATGCCAAGTCTGATGCACCATCAATATCAAATGCTGTAACATATTCGTCAGCGTCTGCTGCACCCAATGTTATAGTAGCATTTGTACCTGTGTCCATTGTTGCAGATTCTACAACTTGAACACCTGCGTGAACTATATGAGTATTTGCTGGTAGTGTAATACATTGTACTACGTCACCAGAAGAACAATCAATAGCTTGTGCAGTCAGGTCAATAGATAGTTCAACCTGATACGGCATTCTGCCTCTGTTAGAGTTTCCTGTAGCAGGAAGTAAAAGTGATGTTATAGTAGCCATTTTTTATATTCCCCCTACGCTGCGTTATATTTGGCAGTAACGATAGCTTCAGGACGAAGTATCTTTCTACCATATAAATGCATACCACGAACAATGTCAGAGAAGCTGTCAGGGTCACGGTATGTTTCTGTCTTATTGATCTGCTCTGCAGTAGCAACAGCAGAATCATGTCCAGCTACAATTACACCATAGTTGGCAATTTGGTTTGCAGAACCTGAAGTTCCCGGACCTGTTCCAACTGCTGGTAGATTGCTTGAACTATATACTCTGAAACCACCTAAGTTATTAATAACTAGGCCATTTCGTATACTTCCTGATTCTCCAAAGTCTGCGTTGTGAAGACGTGAATCTTCGTCACGTAGCATTTCCATAAACACAGGATCTACAACTAGCCAACGACCATTTGTGTCAACTTGCTGTTGATCAAGTAGTCTAGCCATACGAGATATCACCATGATTGGTGACGCTGTGGCTGTTGGCAAGGATGTTGCACCCGGCATACGTGGAGTTAGAGGAATTGAGTGAGTTCCTGCTGAACTAGTAGTAATGTTACCAAAGTCACCTTTTACTAGTTTCATGCTGGAAAGAAGTTCATCTGTTCCTGCAGTTGAAACCGCCACAGTACCATTTACAGTTGCGTTAACTGTGTCTGGTGTTCCGTGAAGAGAGGATTGTTTGAAACCTGATAGATAACCAAGTACGTCTTGGTCAAACTGGTCAGCCAATCTATAAGCTGCTCTATCAGAAGCAAGACTCATAAAGTTTACGTGGCTGTGTGCGTCTTCAATATCATCAATTTTAAACGCATAGTAGTTAGACTTATCAATTGTTAACGAGAAATCTTCGTCATCAAGGTCTTGTGGTAGAATAGTTGTACCACGTGTGTACGCTTTGACGGTGATCTCTGGTTCTTTTATTATTTTAACAGTATCGCCCATGTTAGCAATTTCACCAAAGTAGTCGTTATTGGTAACTGCTTCTACAACAGATGCCTTGCGGAATGCAAGTTGCACCTGTTTGCTGTAGATTACTGGGCTAAAATTACCGTTAGGCAGGTTACCATAACCTGCTGCGGAACTAAATGCCATTGTATAATCTCCTATTTATAGCATATATTACAGATGCAAATCAATCAAATGTTTTAACGGGCTGACTTACGTAGGGTGTATTACAGACACAGTCGCGCAACTATGTATTTAATAGGCCATGTTTATCAGGTAATCTTTAAGACTTTTATTGCTTTGCTATTTAGTATGGTAGGTAACCATTTTAAAAATGGGGCTACCGTAGAAGTATGACTATAGTTATATCTATTTTTTTCTATATGTCAATACCTTTTAACGAGCATTACCAGATACATCATAAACAAAACGTCCTGAACGGATAGCTTCCATTATAACATCTGAGTTTCTCTCGTACTCTTGTGGTGTCATTTTTGCCACTTGAGATTCCTTAAAGCTGCCACCAGTTTTATCTGTCTCTGGTGCATTACGTGTCTGTTTACTATTTACAGAACGTGCAGCGTCTTTATTGTTAGATGACTTTTTAGTAGAGATGTTATTGTCTATTTTGTAGAGATCTATTGCTCTTGCTGCAGATCTTGCGTCATTGTCATTTTCATATAGAGCGTCTTGGACCCATTTAGGTTGTTCTGTTGCCCAGTTGTGAAAGTCATCACTGTCTCTTATCTCACCAAAGTCTGGATGTAGTTTTAATAATTCTACTTCAGCTTTTTCTTTAGTAGCTGTTTCTCTCATTGCATCAATTTCTTTTACACGTTCTTCTAAATCTTGGGATTGTTCACGTGCTTTTTTGATTGCAATTGTTTCTACTATTGCTGCTACATCAGGGTACTGAGCTGCCCATGCATCAATATCGTCATCTGACTTTGGTAGTTTAATTTCTTGTTTAGTGCTTTTGTCAAGTTGTTTACGTAACTCATTAACCTGTTTTTCTAAAGATTGTTTAGTTTCTTGAGAGTGTTTACGTAGGTCACCATAGCGTTTCTTAAAAGTTTTTTCTTCTGCATTTTCTGGCTCTGCTTCTACTTCTTCAGCAACTTCACCTTTATTCTCTGCAATTAATTGTTCTAACTCTTCTTGTTCTGCTTTTCGTTTATCATCATTTGAGTACTTACGTGTTGCAAATGCAACTTTGTTTTCTGCTTGTGGCTCTGAAGCCATTTCTGTTTCTGCCATTGTATTTCCTAACTGGGGCCACCGTAGCCTATGTTGGTAGGGGGATGAGTAGCCAGCATATAAACTATTTTATCGTGTAGCTAATCCACGTCTTTTAGGAACTGCTATTGGTGCAGGTTTAGATGCAAGCATCATTCCTACATCTTCCATTTCTGGTCCTAGTATTTTTTCTAAAACCATACCTTCTGCAGTACCATTTAAACCACGTAATGT